AGGGTTCGATCAACAACAACTTCAAGGGCGACAGCCAGATTCGCGGCGGTCTGCCGAACGGTGCTGGTGATGTGCAGCAGTTCACGCCGGGCACTGGAAGCACGCACCACTTGCTTGTCGATGAGCCGGCGACTTCGGCGCCCTCGGACGGCACGGATGTCAACTTCGATGACACCAACGCACACAAGGAATTGTATGACTTCGGCGACTTGGCCACTGTCAACGGCAATATCTACGGGCTGATGCTCTGCTCGCAGTTGGCGATGAACGCTGCTGGCTCGCGTGTCCTGAAGCACGTCTACCGGGACATCTCGAACACTGAATACAACCCGGCCAACTTCACGGTCAACTCTACGACCTACACCGAATTCCACGACATCATGGAACAGAATCCCATCAGCGTTGCCGACTGGTCGGAATCGGATATCAACAATGCACAGTTCGGCGTCGAGGTGGTGAGCTGATGGCACTCGTTTGGCTTGAAGGATTCGAGATGTGCCAGATCGCTGCGCTGTTTCCGCGCAAGTATCCGGTCACTAGCATCACCACGTCGTCTATTACTGGCAGCACCGGCTGGCAAGGCAGCGGCAATGCACTCACGAACTCGGGAGCCACGCTCGGCTTCGATGTGACCACGGGCGCGCTCGTCGGTTCTGTCGAGAACGCCTGGGTCCTTGGTTGGGCCTGGATGCTTGGCGATACGGCAGGTCTGTCTACCTCACAGACCGCGTTCCCGAGCGTGATCTTGGCGGATGGCGTAGGCAGCCAACTGCAATTCGAGATGGTGGCCTACAACGAGACCAAGGCTGGTGGTAACGGTTGGAGACTCCAGGTGCGACGCGGCTCGACTGTCTTGGGCACGTCTGACAAGATTTTCAAGCAGGAGAAGTGGTACTACATCGAAGTCAAGGCCACGATCCATCCGAGCACCGGCAGCTTCGCTATGCGTTGGCATACGCAGTTCTCCAGCTCGCCTACCACGGACACTTTCCAAGGTGCCAGCCTCACCGGCCTCAACACGGCCAACCAGGGGACGGCCGGCGCTGATCGTGTGCGCCTCAAGTTGAACTCGGCTCCTCTCACGTCGTCTTCGGATGAGATCCAGATGGACGATCTGTATGTGCTGGCCGGCTCGGGTGGCTTGCACGACTACTTGGGTCGGCAATACATCGAAGGCGTCCTGCCCAATGCCAACGGCAACCAGCTCGATTGGACGCTGGCGGGCGGGGCTGCGAACCTGACGGCTGCTTGGGCAGAAGCAGGCACTACTCAAAGCGGCCCGGGTGACGATAGCCGCGTGCAATCGGACGTTCTCAACCAGATCGAACTGGCTGACTATGCACCTGTCGCCGTCCTACGATTGACGGACATCAAGGGCGTTCTCCTGCACACGCAATCCAGAATGGATACGTCTGGCTCGCGCACGTTCTGCCATCGCATCCGCAAGACGACTGGCTCGCCCGTTGAAGTGGACGGGCTAACCTTCACTTGCACCTCTACTGCTGAGCAAGGCAACAGCGAAGTGTTCGAGAACGATCCGAACACGGCCGCTGCTTGGGTCAAGGCCGACTTCAACGCGGTGCAATTCGGAGTCAAGCTCAAGACCTGATCTGCGATGGTTCGCGTAAATCTCACCCGCCAGTCCTACGAGGCGATCAGCGCTGATAGCGGCGAATCGCTGTCGATCTCTCGGCAGAATGCCGAGGTGCTTGGCAATCAGGACTCGGCAGTTGCGGAGCGTGTCAATCTCACGCGGATGTCGTATGAGATGATCTTCGAGACGCCGGCCAAGGTCTCGGTCATCCGACAGAACGCTGAGGTGATGTCGCAGTTCGATCAGCTCGTTGCCGAGAGAATGAATCTCTCGCGCATGAGCTACGAGACTATCTGCGCGCTCATCAAGAAGGTCTCGATCATCAGGCAGAACGCCGAGGTCATGGGCCAACAGGATGCAGCGGTTGCCGAGCGCGTGAATATCACGCGCATGAGCTATGAAGTGCTCTCGCGCAAGGGACCGAATCCAGTTGTGCCGCTGCCTCTGGCGGCAAACATCGACCTGTTCATGCACAACTGGACTGATGAGGCTACGCTGGAGAACTCCTGGCTGACCGACGTGCAGCAGGGCGGAGCTGACGGTGCGGAGGAGCGTCGCGGTCTGTCACTCAAGCCGACGCGCACGGTGAATCTCCAATGGACGATGGAAGGCATCGACGAGTGCGACCGGCTGCTCTTGGCGCTACGCAAGGTCTCGAAGGGGACATTCCAGGTTCCGCTCTATCCCGATCAGATCGAACTGGCTGTCGGCGCTTCCTCTGGTACGAGGGTTCTCACGTTCGATCCCACGCAGCGGCGCTTCTTTGCCGGAGGTCGCGTAGCCATCGTGCGGCGCAGCAGCGGCATGGTGCCAATCATCTCCCAGATCAGCCAAGTCTTCACGCAGACCACCTCGTCTCTGACGCTAACGGACGATCTGACCTTCAATGTGATCCCTGGCGATATCATCGTGCCGATGATCGACGTGGAAGCCGTGTTGACGCCCTCGATCCATTTCGACATGAGCTATGGTGGCTCTGTGAAGATGACGGTGGTCGAGGTCTCCGGTGCCAGCCAGTTGCCGGCGCATGATTCTGACAACCCGGTCGGCTTCGACAGCTACCGCAACAAGCCCATCTTCGATATCAACCCGAATTGGATTCAGGGTTTCGATATGGGCTTCGACCACCAGGGCGAGCGCTACACTGCGGGGCGCGCAGCGAACACCTACCTCGTCGGCGACCGCAGCCGCTTGGTGACCAACTTCTTCTTCATGTTCGATCGCAACGATGCGTGGGACATCGTACAATTCTTCGACACGCGGCGCGGGCGCCTGCGCTCGTTCTGGATGGTTGACCAAGACCAACTTTGGCTGCCGGTTTCGACCTCCGGCACGACCTTCCTCGACGTGGACCCGTTGGGAGATTTTGATATGTTCGTCGAGGACATGGACTACGTGGGCATCGTGCTAAAGGATGGGACCACGATCATCCGCGAGGTCGTGACGATCGAAGAGACGCTCGGTATCTGGCGCATTACGCCGATCGAGGACTTCCCGGTGTTCGATCCTAATGATGTCGTGCGAGTCGCGCGTGCGCGCATCGTGCGCTTCGACGCCGACGCCATGCAAGAATCTTGGGCCAACGACAACGTGATGACGACGCGCCTGGGCTTCATCGAGTGCCTGAACGAAATGGACGTTGAATTGTGAGCTTCGCCTACGCAATGCCCGAGAAGGAGTCTTTCCTTCTCGTCGAGTTCATGTACGGAGATCCGAACGACCCGACCTACTCTCGGTACACCGATTGGCAGGAAGACTACGTAGGCGGGTTCACCTCTACGCCTACGATGGCGGTCAAGATCCCTGAGAACGCCGGCACGTTCGATGAGCGCACTTGCGACATCGAGCTGACGATGGACGACTTCGCAGACGACGCCAGCAACGGCATCTCGCATTCGCCCATCTATGTGACCATCCAGGAGATTACGCGCGCGCTATCCGGTGGTCCGCAGGCGACCAACCTCATCGTGTTCAAGGGCCGCGTGGTCACGACGATCCGCAACTATCAGGGGCGCTCGAATCGCGTGCTGTTCAAGGCGCTGACGATCAAGGGCCGCCTGGAGATCCCGCTGGCGCTCTCGTGCAACCACCACTGCCCGTGGACGCTCTTCGATCGCGGCTGCCAGCTCAACCGCTCCTCGTTCGTCGTGGGCGGTACGCTCACAAACATCGACGGCAAGCAGGTCACCACTGCCTCTAGTGCCGTCACAAGTAAGACGGGCAAGTATTGGCACCGTGGCTACATCGAGTTCGAGGGCCGCCGCATCGGGATCCAGAACTGGGATGCCAGTGATCCGACGCACCTCTTCCTCGTGCGCCGCGCGCCGGACATCTGGATCGGACCTACGTTGAATTTTGTGCCGGGTTGCGACAAGACGATCGAGACCTGTCGCTCGCGCTGGAGTAACGAGGCACACTTCGGGGGCGTCGGCTTCGCCATCCCGCCGTATAACCCGTTGCTGGAGAACCCGTCGTGATCCGCTATCGCATCCCTGAGTGGACGTGGCGGCCGATGCAGCTTACCCAAGTGGCGCCTTCACAGGCCAATGCGATCGAGGATCGCCTTCTGAGGGTGCTGGAGTCCTGGCGCGGCACGCGGTACATGAGTGGTCAGCAGTGCAAGGGCGTGAAGGCAGACTGCATCGGCTTCGTGTTCGGCGTGGTCGATGAAATGTACGGTCGCCCGTCGCCTGATCGCACGGTCTTGCCGGCTGATACGGCCATGCACTCGCGCGAGAAGGCCATTGGCTGCATGAAGACTCTACGCCGGCTCTACATGCCCAACGTACCCATCAATCAGCGTTTCCTGGAGCCCGGTGATATCGTGGTGACCGGGCACTCCCAGGGCGGGCCGGGCCATGTTATGATCGTCGGTCCTGGGCGCAACACGCTCTGGCACTGCAACGAAGGGATCGGCGTCGCGCAGACGGGCCTCGGGCTCGCTGACGGCTTCCAGAGTATCTTCGGCGTGTTCCGATTCCTCGACCGGGAGAAGTGGCAGCGATGAACCTGAAGGACTCCAAGAAGCCGGTAGCCTGGGTTCAGCTCGGGTACATGGCGCTGTCCTTCGCGCTGTCTTACATCGCTGGACGGCTGCTGGCCAAGAAGTCTGGGCTCAAGGTCGATGATGATAAGCCGACCACGCTGACCACGCGCGGCTCCTATTGCAACTACCTGATCGGTCGGCGCCGTCTCGGGCCTGCGCTCGTGTGGGCCGGCGATCGTGAGATCAAGAAGGAGAAGGCGGCTGGCGGCAAGGGCGGCGGCTCCGACCAGAAGACCGATGTCTACTACGAGGCTGGCTGGCACATCTTGTGCTCGAACGGCCCGGCCTGGGCGCTGCATGCGATCATCCAGGGCGGCAAGGTCATTTTCGCCGGCCCGATCACGCGCGATTCACACCCCTCTGGTTCCACGGTCGATCTCGGTAAGGAAGGCGCGTTCACGATCTACTGGGGCGAGCAGACGCAGCCGGTCAACTCCTTCCTCGGCAACGTGGATCGCGTGGGCATTGCTTCACGCTGGCCGTTCTTTTGCTATATCGTCTGGAACAAGAAGCGCCTCGGAGGCTCGCCGCAGTGGCCGGTGCTCGACTACATCCTCGACCGCCGCATCATCGGCACGACACTCACCGATTCGCAGAGCTACTACGATCCGACCTTGAGCCTGACCGGCTCCTCGGGCATCGTGATCGGCCACGCGAACGGCGCGGAAGGCACCGGCTATCTTTACTTTGTCGGCGACATGACACAGGAGTTCGGCAATGGCGAGCCTGTTCACCTGACCGGCAACTCTATGCCGGATGGGGACTACGACGTGAAGTTGTCCTCGACCGAGCGCGTCGTCATTGGCACGAACTACTGGGGCTTCCCGATCTACGCCACGCGCACCAAGGTCTTCCTCTATGGCGGCGTCAGCGGCGCCAACGATGTCGGCACGCTGCAAGCCTATGAAGAAGCCGAGGATGACGGCCTAAACCCGGCGCACATCGTCGCCGACATGCTCTACCAGTCGTGGCCGCAAGGGATCGGGCTCGACCCGACCTTCGCTCCCGAGGAGTGGGACCTCGATGCTCACGAAGCCTGGGGCGTCGATGCGGAAACTGACGGGCTGCGCTCGTCCTACATCGGCACCAACGGCGAGAAGGCCAGCTCGGCGCTCGCGGCCTTCATGCAGGACTACGGCGTCCTGGCTCCGATCGACACTGACACGGGCAAGATCCGCTTCTACCTCGTGCGCGAGCCCACGGGCACTCTGCCTAATCTCCAGATCAGCGCCAACCTGAGCGGCCTGCCGGAGATCGAGAACAACCTCGGCGAGCGCGCCGTGGACAAGCTCATCTTCAAATTCAACGACCGCGAGCACAGTTACGGCGATATGACCATCGGGCTCGATGACGATGGCCAAGCGTCCTACGAAGAGAACCAGCGGTCGCGCGTGGTCGAGCTGCCGACCGTCATCAATTTCGCTTCGGCCGCGATCATCTCCGAGCGCCGCAGCCAGGAAGAGCTAGCTGGGGCTGCCACCTACTCGTTGAATGCCGCACGCGGCGCGCGCAACTTGATCCCTGGGCAGGCCATCACGGCGGACGGCTTCGACGAGATCCTCCGCGTCACCGGCATCGAGTTCGACCCGCTCAGCTCGGCCGTGAAGCTGAAGGCCATCGTGGATTACTACGGTGCCCGGCAATCCGACTTCGAGACGGAGCAGGGCGGCGGCATCCCGGTTTATGAGCCGGTGGAACCGGATCTCCAATCCGAGATCGTCGAGGTGCCTGAGTACCTCCTCGACAGTTCGGACATGACCATCATCATCCCTCGGATCCGCGCGCACGATCAGATCCTGAGCGCCGACCTGTGGATATCACGCGACGACACGAGCTATACGCTCAATGGCACGGAGATGAACGTGCAAACCGGCGGCACGCTCTCGGTGCAGCTCAGCGCGACCGACCCGATGTATATGCCGCTGGGCGTGACCATCGATGCGCTTGGGCCGGATATCGCCACGATCCTCGACCTCAGCGCCGACCACACCAACTGGATGCTCGGGCGACAGCTCTGCGTCATCTCCAGCTCGGCCGGCGTGGAGCTGTGCTTCGTACAGAGCGCGACAGCTCTAGGCGGCTCCTCGTACCGCTTGAACGGCCTCGTGCGCGGGCGTTACGATTCCATTCGGTTGACGCACCCTATTGGTGCCAAGGTGTTCGTGTTCGAGAACACGGCGATCGAGGACATCCAGGACATCCTGCTGGTGCCCGAGGAAGACCTCTACGCCAAGACCCAGCCGAATGGAACGGCAGGCCAACTCGCGCTGTCGGCGGTCAATCCGCTCGCGGTGACGCTGCACGGCAAAGGCATCAAGCCGATGGATCCCATTGCCCTCTATGTGACGGCGCCGGACAAGTACGTCCCGGTCTACCACACGGCCGGCAACATCAGCTTCAAGTGGGGCTACCGCTCGACGGCGAGCCCGAAGACGGGCGCAGGTCTCCAGAGTTCGGGTGCTGTTTGCGCTACCTCTGCTCTCCAGGGTATCTTCAACATCGAATTCCTGACCTCTGGCGACGTACTCAAGCTGGCCGTTGCACAGACGGCGACTACCTACACCCTGACCAACGCAGCACTCGTGGCCGCCTTCGGCTCCGAGCCCACCACGTTCAAGGTGCGCATCACGCTCACGAACGGCGGCTTCACCTCCGATCCCATCACTCTCACCATCACCAAGGTCTAATTCATGGCACGTCCCACGCTCACCACGATCGACCAGGGCCTCGAAGGCTGGGACGCTTTCGTCCAGGCCGACTTCGATCTGCTCACTGGTGCGCCGTTCCCGATCTACGAGAATGCAGCGCTAACCGAATCGACGATCGTTGCGACCTTCCCTCCGGCCAGCTATGACCGCTGCCTTGTGTGGGTCAACCACAGCGTCTACGGCTACACGCTCTACCGTTGTGATGGCACGAACTGGAAGAGCTTTGACCCACAGCGGCGCCTGGAGCGCAACGTCACCACGACGACGACGCTGACCACGGCCGAAGTCGCCGACATCATCACCGTCTCGGGCACCCTGCCCTACACCATCAACCTCCCGACCGCGACCTCGATGCACGGCAGGACGATGGTGTTCAAGACTCTCGTGGCAGGAACCGTGACTCTCGATGGCAGTGGTGCCGAGACGATCGACGGTGCTGCCACGGCTACGATCACCAGCCAGTACGGCGTGTTGCGGTTGTTCTGCAACGGCACGACTTGGTACGCGGTGTAACCAACCCTGACCTTTCTTTTAGGAGAAGACCCAATCATGTCCAACGAAATGCAAAACAGCCCGGGCGGAATGCGCGATGCGATCCAGAAGCTGTGGCGGAAGTACCGCTCGGCCTACTCGACGACCGAGCAGCGCACCGGCCAGAAGTGGATCGACGGCAAGGAGATTTACCGCAAGGTGGTCTCCTGCGGCGCTCTGCCGAACGCCACGACAAAGAACGTCGCGCACGGCATCTCCGGGATGACGAGCGTGGTCGGCGTCCGTGGCAATTCCACGAACGGCACGAACTTCCTCTGTCTGCCCTACGCGAGCGGTACGAACGGCGCGGCCGGTTCGACCGGCTCGGCTGGCTCGGCTGGCTCTGCCGGCGCGGCTGGCTCGGCTGGTGCTCCCGGTGACGGTGGCGACGGCGGTGCCGGTGGTGCTGGCGGCGCGGGCGGTGCCGGTGGTGCTGGCGGCGCAGGAGGCTCGGGAGGCGGTGTGACGGTGACGGTCGATGCGACCAACATCGTCATCGGCGCCTCGGACGACATGCATCTCTACACGACGAGCTATGTCGTGGTCGAGTACGTGAAGTGATCGACTGAGCCGACACCCGGTTCAAAAGCAAGAACCCGCGCCTCATCAGCGCGGGTTCTTGTGTTTCCGAAATTTCGGAAACGGACTCGGGATCAGCTCGCGGCGTAGCGCCCGCGAGGATGAACCTTGACCTTGTTCGTCCGCAGGATGCGGAGGACGGTCGGGATCGAGACCTCGAACCGCTCGGCGAGCTTGACGCTCGACTCGCCGTTCTTGTAGCGGGCGACGATGGAACGGATCTGGTTGCTGGTGAGTTCGTGCTTGACGGCCATGTGGTGTTCCTTGGTTGGGTCCTGGAAATCAGGAGACCAAAGTATATCAACGCTGACCATAAGGTCAACCGACTCGGATCGGAATAGCCTGCGTGCGGCAGTACGGATGGTAAGGTGGCAGGCCCACGCTACGGAATTTCATAGCGAATTCGGCGGGGCCATCCGTGGGCTTGAACGTCAGCATCGGCCAGTTGGTCAAGATCGCTTCGAGGTTGCCGTCGAGCGAGGCGCGGATGTGCCGGTCGATCTGGCCCTGGATCTTCTGCACCGAGACGATGCGGCCGTCTACCCAGCGGCAGAAGGCCGAGGTCCGGTTGTCGCGCACGGCCTTGGCCATGAAGGCTAGACTGCCATTTTGGCGGGAAGCCGTGAAGCCGCCGATGTTGTACCAGCGGTAGGCCCACTGGTCGAGCACGAGGGGGATCCAGGAGGCCGTCTCCGAGCCCAGGGCGACCTTCAGAGCCTCGATCCAGCCCTGGCGGTCCAGAGCAGCCTGTCCGGCCGCAGCGCTGGCGATCCCGGCCAGAGACGACGCCGAAGGCGTCCGTGGGCCAGCCGTCGTCAGGAAGCGTCCCAGGAGGTCTCGCAGCTCGGCCTTGTGCAGCTCCAGCCGGCCTCTCAGGAGGGTCAAGAGGTCGGACATGGCGGCCTGGGTCATCAAGGGCTCGCGCAGCAGGTCCAGGGGCTCGCCGTTGGCCTTGGCGCCATCACGGAGCAGCGAGACGATCGAGCTGCGCACGAGCCCGGCGCCTACGCTGCTGGGCGGTCTGGAGGTCCAGGTGTCCAGGAGCGACAGCAGGGCAGCGATCAGCTCTTCCTTGCGCCGCTGCGCCTCGCGCGCATCGAGTCGGGCCAAGGCTGTCACAGAAGGGACGCCGTTTTTGTGACCTAGCTGGTCGAGCTGATCGAGCAGCGCCACCACTGCCTCAGCGACCATCAGGCGCCAGAAGTTCTCCAGCGTCGGCGTCAGAAGCCGGATCACGGCCTGCACCTCGGGCACGTCGTCCTTGTGGATGCAGCAGATGATCTTCTTGGCGGCCTGAAATGCTCGATCGTCCATCACACACCAACCTCGCACCACTGAAGGCACGCACCCTTCTTCGCAGTGATCGCCGAGCTGGCAACTTCCGATGCGAAGCGGGCGATCACTGTGCCGTTCGCGCTGGCATTGATGTGACCTTCGATGATCGCAACGCAGATCGTGTCGCCAGAAGTGGCGTTGCACGCTGCCGGATCGTCGTAATTGTGAACGTCGGCGTTCAACGTCTCGGTCGTCGTCGTGAGTGTGTAGAGCGACCGATAGCGCAAGCCAGAGAAGCTCGGGCCGTTGATTGACCACCGCGAGCCGGTCGTGTTGACGGCCGACTGGAACGTGATGAAGAAACGGAAGTAGTAGAGCTTGCCCGAGGTAACCGGGAAGCTCAGCCCCGTCACGTCTGCCATCGTGTTCGGCGTCGCGTTGTTATTCACTACGTCCGACGTGGTGGACACGAAGTTGAGGACGTTGGGAACAGGCGCCCAGGTCGTATCGAAGTTGGTGCTGCTGACCTTCTTGAGAATCTGACCCGCAGTGCCGCCAGTCGGCACACCTTGACCATCAGCTCCAGCCGCGCCAGTGGAGCCGGTCGAACCTGTTGCACCATCGGCGCCGGCCGGACCTGTTGCGCCGGTCGCACCAGTGGCTCCGGTTGGGCCAGTCGCACCATCGGCGCCATCCACGCCGTCAGCCCCGGGAGCACCAGGAGCACCAGGAGCACCATCGGCGCCCGGGGCACCGTCAGCTCCTGGCGCTCCAGGCGCACCATCGGCTCCGTCAGCGCCATCGGCGCCAGCGGGGCCTGTATCACCTTGCGGCCCAGCGGGGCCGGTATCTCCGGTTGCACCGGCAGGTCCGGTCGCGCCCGTGGGACCGGCTGGGCCGCGCGGACCAGTCGTGCCTCCTCGACCGCCGAATCCGCCTCCACCTCCGTCGCGGCCGGGCGGACCTTCGCGGCCGGGCTCGCCCTGCTCGCCTTTGTCACCCTTCTCGCCGCGCGGCCCCATCGGGCCTCGCGCGCCGTCCTTTCCATCCACGCCGTCGCGGCCGTCCGTTCCATTCTGGCCGTCAACACCGTCGCGGCCGTCGTTGCCATCACGGCCTGGGAATCCGACAGGTCCGCGCTCGCCCTGTGGACCTCCGGGACCTTGCTGGCCGGGCGAACCTTGATCGCCTTTCGGCCCGGGCTGCCCATCAGCGCCGGGCGTACCGTCCTGGCCGTTGGCTCCATCTGCACCAGGGGCACCGTCCGTGCCGGGCACACCATCCTGGCCATTGACGCCAGGGATGCCTCGCAGAGCGTTGCGGATCTGCTCCTTTTGATCCGCGTCGAGAATCTTACCGATGGCATCCTCGACGAGATGCTGGGCCAACAGTTCCAGGTCGATCGGTTCAGACACTCCACTGCTCCTTGCGCCGCGCATGCACGGCTGCGGTCGGGGTCCAGGTGCGTCCGCCGAAGGACGCCCAATCCTCATGCACGATCACGAGCTGCTGCGACACCAGCTTCTTCTGCGGGTTGATCGAAACGACGCCGAAGCCCATGTTCCAGCTCGACGGCGTGCTCACGTAGTCACGGCCGACCGCGAAGCCTGCCAGCATCGGCGTGCTCATCCAGGAGATCGCGCCCGTGCCAAGCGAGTTGCTCGTGATGATCTGAGGACGGTGCGTGTGGCCGCTGGTGCCGCTCATGCGGAAGGCACCGTTCATCTCCACGTCGGCCGCGAACTTCGCGCAGCTCGTGCCGTGCGTGGCTACGTAGCAGTCGAAGAGCTTGAGCCAGTTGTCGCGCTTGTCGAGCTTGCGTGCGGCAGCAGTTGGGGCCAGGAAGCTCGACTGGCACACCAGCGACATCTCGAACTCGTGGATGCCGAGGAACGTATCGAACTGAAGCTCGGGCAGGCCAGCAAGGCGCGGCGCTGCGTCAGCGAGGTAGCTCACGAGACGGTACTCGTGATTGCCGATCAGGAAGTAGATCGTGGCGTCCGGCGCGGCATTGCGCACGCGCTGCATGATCTCCTTGCGGCCGAACTCGCGCTCTTGGTGCAGGTTCAGGTGGAAGTGGCCGGGCATCTGCCGGTGGCGGCTGATCTGCGGGAAGTCGAAGATGTCACCATTCAGGATGATGATTTCCGGCTGCACCATCTTGATCGTGTCGATGAACACTTCGAGGGCGAACGGATCCACGAAGTACGAGTGCATGTCGCTGCCGATCATCACTTGCACGTCGCTCTTCGAGCGGAGGTGCTTGGTGCGATCGTAGAGGCCGGCGTGCTTCAGGACGTGCAGCTTCGCGTACTCAGCGATCTGCTGGTGCGTGTGGAGAACGGCGGCCTTGTTGCGCACCTTGGTCGTCGTGCGCGTGTCGCGCAGGTTCGCGGCGCGCTGGAACTCCTCGTGGTTGCCGAAGAAGTCCTCGACCATGATCTCGGGGAAGTGCCCTAGCTTGCGGTAGCGTTGCCGAGATGCGGCGAAGCCAGCGTAGGGATTGGCCACGTCGTTGAAGACGCGGTTCAAGTCCTTGATGAGATCGGCACGGACCTTGGCTTGGAGCCGCTTGTCGTCGCGGTACTGCTCGCGGAGCCTGCGGCTGTCCTCGCGCATGCGCTCGGCACAAGCCATCGCTTTTTCGAGAGCCGCGAGCTGCTGGTCACGTTTGTTCTTGGGCGTCATTCTGATCTTCCGGGGTTGTGGGGTTGAGGGCGAGTTCGCCGCGCTTCAAGCGCTGCGCAACGGCATAGGCGCCGTCTCCATGCTCCTCGATCTGACCTTGGAGCAATTTGACGAACACGAATCTTTTTCCACAGGGGCAGCGCATCTCCGACACGGAGCCGGACAAGCCTGCCTTGTAGGTGTGGACGGTCTTCAATTCCTGCTGGCGAGGACAGTTACAGTTCACGGCTGGATTCTACCTCCTATCGAGGTCCGACGCGATGGGTTGCCGCCGCCTTCTGGGTGAACTGGGTTTCGACGACGGCGTGCTGGTAGCAGGCGAGGACGAAGGCGTCCGCGCGGTCAGGGGAGGGCTGCTTCGTGCGCTTCTTGTAGCGCTCCTTGTCCTCCAGGATCAGGAGGCCGTCCTTGTCGGTGAGATACTGGCGCGTCGAGAGCTGCTGGATCAGGTGCCGGTCGTTGGGGATCTTCAGGTCCCTAGCGCGCACCATCTTGGCGACCTGGAAGTATGCCTCCGTGATCCGGTCCTTGAAAATCTGCCGGCGATAGGGCTTGCCGTTGAAGTGGAACTCGAACCAGTTTTTGTCAGCGTCGCGGGCGACGTGCATGACGCCTTGGCCCATGCCGCCAGCGTCGATGACGTAGATGCACTCGTCGTTGTTCCAACCAGCCTGGGCCTGCATGTTGAAGGCCGAGCGCAGTACGTCTGCCGGGTCGGTCTTGGCGAAAATGCGCTGCTCGACGACGATTCCATTTATGCGCCTGTAGATCACTGACTCATCCGAGCCGAAGCGGGCCAAGTCGATGCCGAACTGCTTGCCAGGGTAGGACTGCGAGGCCACGAAGAAGCCAACCTTCGTTGCGCAGAACTCCAGGTCGTCGGGGTTGATGACGCAGTTGGGGTCGGCGCTCGGGAACTCGCCAAGGACGCGGACGCGGAAGAAGTCAGAGTCACGGCCGAACTCTTCCTCGTGCTCCTTGATCTTGCGCTTCGAGACGATCGGCGAATCCTCGGCGTTGAGCGTGAGGCAGGCCCAACGTGCGCGATCCTTGTGGAAGCAGTCGAAGAACGCGCAGTCGCGCGTGTTCGGGTTACCGATCATCAGAATCGAACCTTCAGTCGCCTGCACGTCGTATTCAGATTTCGTGTTGGAGACCGTGCCCTTCAGCGCCTCGATGATCTCATGTGACATGCCCGAGGCTTCCTCGACGATCGCGTTGAGGTGCGACTCGTGGATGCCCTGGAAGGCTTCCGCGCTCGTGGCCGTGATCGGCAGGCAGCGCCAGTTCGGGTGCTTGGGGCCGCCGAAGTAGATGCGGCTCTTCGTCACCCTGATGAATTTCTTGAGGAGGGGATGCGCCTTCTGCAACCGGCGCCGTGCCTCGGAAAGCCAGACTTCCTTGCACTGCTTCATCGACGGCGCAGTAACGATCGTTTGGCAGTCCATGAATTTCAAGGTCCACCAGATGCCGATGATGACCGAGACGGTGGTCTTACCCGGACCCTGGCCTGACTTGATGGCCATGCGCAGCTCGCCGTCCTGCGCGAGCTGGAGCGCTTGGCGCTGCTGCGGCGTCGGCCGGAAGCGAAGGTAGCGGCAGAGG